TGCCGTTGCCCGTCTTGGTGGGAAATATGCGTGGGCAGGTTTGTCGCAATACACGACCCATCCCATCAAGGCAACCAAATCGGCGATGGAGCAGTCGGAGTTTATGCGCAACCGTGGCAACACCCGATTGCGCGAAATCCGAGAAGTGGCGGCAACCATCAACGGTGCGGGCAAAATCCGTAAATTCCTGAATAAGTATTCATACTGGCTGATGATGAAAATGCAGCAGGTCGTCGATACCGCCATTTGGCATGGAGCGCTTGCAAAGGCTATGGATAGCGGCAAAGACCTGGACACCGCTATCAAACTTGCAGACCAAACCGTCCTAGACACACAGGGCGGCGGGCAAATCAAAGACCTTTCGGAATTTGAACGCGGAAGCAACACGCATAAACTGTTTACCGTGTTTTACGCCTACATGAATACCGCTTTGAATCAGGGATTCGTCGAAGCCAAAACGCAAAAAAGCAAAGCCAAGCTGGCGGCGGATTTAATGATGATTTACGTCGTACCGACCGCGCTTACCGCCCTGATGAAATCCGCATTGATACCTGGCGACGATGATGACGATTTAGCGAAGAAATTGGCAAAAGAGCAAATCAGTTTTCTACTCGGCTTGTTTGTTTTTGGGCGAGAAATGACCCAGCTTGCCAATATCGCAACCGGCGACAGGTTCTATGGCTACGCAGGCCCGTCAGGTTTACGACCGTTTGACGATGCATTCAAATTCGTACAACAGGCGGTACAGGGCGAGTTTGACAGCGCGTTTGTCAGGACTAGCGTCAATCTATTGGGCGACGCTTTCGGACTGCCGTCCGCGCAAATCAACAGAACCATCAAGGGCGCACAAGCCTTGCAAGATGACGAGACTGACAATCCTGCCGCGCTACTGTTTGGGTATCAAGGCAATTAATCAGTCCTGCATATAACAGCCTCTTTGAGAAATATCATTAGGTATTTCCAAAAGAGGCTTTTTTTATGGCAATCCATTCTCAAAGCGTCAAAACTGGATTCTTTACCGGCAATGGTACAGAACGTACTTACCCGTTCAATTTCAAGATTTTCCAACCGTCCGACGTGCTGGTTTACACAGCAAAAGCCGATGCCCCCGACGAGATGAAACTTGCCTTTGGCGAAGAGTATGAAGTAACCAAAAACCCAGACCAAGAGAACAACGCAGGCGGCACCGTCACGCTGAAAAATCCGCTCCCAACAGGCAGCAGAATGATTATTGTCAGCGGACTGGCTTACACGCAGCCGACCACGTTTACCAATCAGGGAGGGTTTTATCCGCAGGTATTGAACGGCAGTTTAGACCGACAATTGATTTTATCCCTGCAAATTCTCGACCGATTGCGTCGAACATTGCACCAACCCATAACGTCCGACAAAGAACTCAACCTAGCCATCCCCAATCCCGAACCGAAATCAGGGCTTTCATGGAGCGCGGACGGCACACGAATAGTCAACAACGACTACCCGCAGCAGGTGGAGCAATTCCAACAAGACGTGCGCGGGTATGAGAAACAGGTCGGAACATTTAACGGCACGGTCGAGGAGTTCAACAAAACACTGGGCGACAGCAAAAAAGAGTTTGCCGACCAGTCCGACCGCTTTCGACTATCTGTTGACAACCTGAACGCCGCCTTTAGCGAACGGTCGGCGGAAGTACAGGAAAAGGCGCGCCAAATTGAAGAATACGTTTTCAACGAATCTGGGCGGACAAGCCTGTCAATCGCCGACCTATATGCCCAGCTTGGCGCAATCACACAGGACGGCGGGTATTCAAACATCCCCGACGAAAGCGGCGTAAGTGAGCGTTTCTTGCGTGATATGCAGCTTTATTTTGGCTACTCCGCCTATTCAAAACTGCCCGACGAAAGCGGAGTCAGCGAGAACTTTTTGGCGCAGTTAAGCAATTACTTTGGAAAACCATACACACACCAAGACAGCAAGCAAGACGGCGTCAGTGAGAATTTTTTAAACGAACTTAGAAAATATCTAGGAGTTAAACAACCATGAGCATGAATCTAGTCGGCAATACCAACTACGAAAAGGGCATGGCAATCATGTCCGAACAAATCAAAGCCATCCAAGAAAAGCTGAAAATGACGGGCGGCAATTTTGATAATGCAGCTATCGGTCTCACGGGCAAATTCCGAAACACCGTGCAACTGATGATGAAGCTGGAAGAAGCCCAGAAAAACAGCGCAATGGTGGAACTGGAAGAGGGTATTTACGAACTGCCATTCCAAATCAAAATCACGAAGCAGAACTTCCCGAACGTCAAAGGCATTAAAGGTGCAGGACGTGACAAAACCGTCCTGAAATACGGCTGGGGTCAGGAGATTGACTGGGACCCTGATACCAACAAAACCGACGCCCGTTGGTTCGGCGGTATTTTGATTAACGGCGTGAAAGACAAGGTTTTGAAAGACTTCAAAATCGAATATACCGGCGAATTTTACCGCGAGGGTAATACCTATTTCGGCGCGATTAACAACATCCACATCAACAATTCAAGCGGCTGCCTTGTTGAGAACGTTGAATCAACAGGCGCAAACCGCATGGGCATTTACCTGACAAGTAACGAGGCGGCATTTACTGATAATGACAAGGTATTCCGTGGTGAATTGAGTGTTGACAACCTGACGCACCATTCAATGAACAACCGTGTCGTTAACTGTTACTGCCACCACAACCGCGTCGCCGGTATTTCCGCGGCGAATCAAATCAACTGCATAATCGAAAACAACGTATTAGAACGAAACGGACACGAGAAAGACGGCGGCACTGGCTACGGCTTCGCTTCGGGAGCAGGCTCAGTTAATGTGAATATGATTATTCGCAACAACCGCGCGATTTACAACTATCGCAAGGGTATTGACTCGCACGACGCCTACGACTTTATCGTCAAAGGAAACCATATTGAGGGCAACCGCCTGTTCGGCATTGCCATTGAAAGCCGCGGTTATCCGCAGCGCAAGATTGAAATCGAGGGTAACAAAATCATCCAAGACCCGAAATTCCGCCTCGCTAAAGATGACGACTACCCAGAGTATGAAAAAGACCGAAACCGTGACTACTACCGATACACATCAATTCGTATCGAAAACAAATCGCAGCCAAATCAGGCTTGGAGAAAACAACCGGCAAACGTATCAATCGTCATCAAAAACAATGAAATCAAAGATATTGAATGGGACGGTCGTGGCGTTCACCGCGTGTTTGAAATCCGAAACAACGAGCAAGCAACGCACGTCCGATTGAATACCGAAATTTCAGGCAACACCATCAACGGCAAGAATGTTCATAACATCTTCTTCGGTGCCGGTCCTGGTCATAACGGATTGGGTGACTTTGTGTTCAAGAACAACAAAGTGACGCTTGAGCAGGTTGTTGAAACGCCGTTCTACATCCAAGAAACGAATCGAAGCGGTGAAATCGGCGGCGTATTTGAAGTCAGTGGCAACACGTTGAATTTCGGCAAGACTGCCGACCAAGCAGACAACGACATCATGTTCTTCAAGACCGATGTTCGACCGCTGATTAAATTTAACGGCAACACATTACAGTATGCCGGCGTCCGTCGTTATCAATTCGGCTTTGCCTCGCAATCTCAAAACAGTACATCCAAGTTTGAGATTATGAACAACACTTGGACAGGCCCTACAAAAGACAGCTTTACAGGTAAGTTCATCAACTTGACAAACATCCCCGCCGCAAACGTGAACGTTTACAACAACAAGGCGGGAGAGGAAGTCATCACTTTTGAGGGCGCGACCACTAATGCCGAATCAGCCACGCCGAAAGAGTTGCCAGCAGAATCAGCAACCCCGAAAACATGGGAAGAGACATACGCAGCAGCCAAGCCGACCGCAACCGTAACCGCACCTGCTGCAACCTACACACTCAATTGGGAGGGAGCGACGGCAGAAAGCGTAAGCAGTGCAGACGGCCAATTCACTATTACTAAAGCCGAGGGCGAGGAGGGAGCAACGCCGAAAGACTATCCGGGCTTAATCGATAAAGAGGGTGGCACTATTCGTGCCCGCCTGAAGTTTGCAAGAGGTTCAGCAGGCGCTTACGGCTTGGTAAGCATGCCACTGACGGAGCGAATCACAACACTACTCCTCCCAATCAAGGTTCTCAATCTTGGCGGGCGCAGTAAAACTGGTGCGATTGTTGCAGGTGCATTTAAGTCAGCAACAAACACAGCAGTCGATGGGGCGATTGTCTTCGTCGAGGGCAGCACAGAGGACAAATTCCGCATTACCCGTCCTCTCGGCGTTACCGTTGACGGCAAGGTTTATAAAAACGAGGAGCTGTCTTTCAATAAGACCTACGTCATTTCCATGAACGTTGGCACAGGCGCAGACCGAATTACCATCGGTTCGGCGTACAACGGCAATGGCATGGCTTCCGTAGATATCGGCAAAGACTTGGCATTCTTCAATCGCAGCATGAGCGAACCTGAACTGCAAGCCGCCGCCATCGAAATCGTCAAGAAAGTCAAACCCGAAGTATTGCAATAACCAAGCCGCCGCCTGACTCAGTTGGGCGGCATTTATAGAAAGCACAAAAAATGAACAAATTGGAAACGTCCGTACAAGCAGCCTCACAAGCATCAAACTACGCCAGTAACGCAACATACGGCGGCGCAAGTGTCGGAATTGCAGGAGTGTTTGGCGGCATTGATTGGATCGCTATTACAGGCCTAGCCATCGCCGCCGGGGGCTTCATTGTCAATGTTTACTATCGGCACAAAGAGAACCGGCGAGCCGAAGAATTACACGAAATGCGAAAAGAAAAAATCAAGAAAGGAAACTGTTATGAAGATTAATCACAAAGTCCCCATCGCCATTCTCAGCGCGTCTGTCATTGCCATTTTCGGTATCAAGGCAGAGGAGGGATACCGCGCCAAGCCATACCACGATATCGGCAAGGTTGCGACAGTAGGACATGGCAGCACCGTTTACGAGGACGGCAGCAAGGTAAAAATTACCGACCCGCCTGTCAGCCGTGAGCGAGCCGA